AGCCGCAACTAGAGCGTCGGCATCACCGGATTCATAGGCTTCTTTATATTTGCGCTTGGCAGTGTCTATCTCTCCAGCCACCACTTTCTTAGCGTGCTCAATTAGCGCCTGCTGACCTTGAGATAAGGAGCCTTTGAGCTTCTTATTCTCCTCAACAAGCGTTTTTGCAGCCTTAACAGCCTCTTCTCGCTCGCGCAGGGCTTCTTCCTTGGCTCGGCGCTCCTCGTGATACCCCTTAGTAAAGTGCTGAATGCGCTTGCGCACGCCTTCGTCATACTTAGAAAGCTCGTCCTCAGCAAACTCTTTGGGCGGCTCCTTCATTGGGGCGCGGCCACGATCCGGTTCAGGGGTATCGTCTACGACCTCAATATCGGGTTCATCACCCTCAACCTCGACCTGAAGCTGCTCTTTTTTGTCTTCAACTTCGTCGGGAAACTTAAACTCAGCTTGTCCTGCCATATATCCTCCTTATACGCGAGTAATGCCACGAGGATCTTCAACCACGGCTTGGACTGAGTCATCGTTGATGACTCGAAACTCCCGACCATGAATCTTGATGCGCGTGCCAGTATTGGGCCTAACCAACACAAAGTCACCAACTTTGCAAGACGGCCCCGAGGGGAATCTAGCTTTGTCGGCATAGCAGTCTGGCCCCATTTTCACCACGAACAACACCGGGGAGAGAACCTCCTCGTAGTGCATGGTTTGCCCAGCCTTGGCCAATCCGCTTTCATAGTTTTCTTCTACCTCGGGAAGAACACACAGCAGGTGGTAAGTCGCTGGCTCTGGTAGTTGCTTGGCTTTCTCTTCCGCCGAAGCGTTAAGAATGCCGGACAGGTCTACTGCCGTCACATCAAATTCACTCATCTTCGTCTTGCTCCATTTTTCGCACGAGGTCGGTTACGTAGGCATGTGATAGGGAAAGACCCCGGATTTCCCCACACATGAACTTGTATTCGGAGAAGTCTTTAGCCGCGCCAGAGCCTAGGGCGTCTGACAAGGACTTGCGCCTCTCCTCAATTTCTTTGAGCAATACCGAAAACACAGTTGCTGCCATGTTTACTCCTTAGCTGGTGTCTTGGGTGTCTTGGGCTTCATCGCCTGCTGCATGAGCTGTTGGCGCAGTTTCATAGCCTGCTGTTGTTGCCCATGCTGAAGTTTTTGCTGGTGCGCCTGCTGCGCATGAGTTAGCTGCTGGTCGTGTGCCTGCGCTGCTCGCTGCATCTCCATCTGAGCGCGTGCTGCCGCCACTTGCGGGTCTTCACCCTGTTTGCTTGCAGCCTCCTGCATCTTGAGCTGCAACTCAGCTTGTTTAATCTGCAACTCACCTTGCACCTTCTGAGCTTTAGTCTGGGCGTCTTGCGCTTTGATCTGCAACTCTTGCTGCTGCATCTGGACAATCGGATCTTGCGCTTGCTGCTGAGCCTGTTGCTGCTGAGCCATTGCCTGCGCCTGTTGAGTAAGCTGTACGGAAGCCTGTGCAATCAGACGCGAGAGTTCGACCTCTACAGACTCGGGCAGCTTTTCGTCGGGCGCTGGCAGCGGAACACCAAGCTGCTCTTCGATCTGCTTGCGATACTGGAACGCCATGTGCTCGTTAATGTGCGCCATGATTGCAGCTTGCATCTGCTGAGCCATTGGGTTCTGCCCCATAGCTTGCGAAATCTGCGGGTTCTGGAGGAACATCATGTGCGCACCAATATGCGCATCGTGATCCTGATACATGAACGCCTTGGTGGGCTTGCCGTTGAGGAACGCCATGTTCTCCGATATCGGATCTTTGGGCGTCATGTCATCGTCAATCGGCACCAGCTTATCGGCGTTCTTTATGCCCAACACCTCCAGCATCTGGCGGTGCAGCTGCGGCAGGTCATAAATCTGCGGAGCCCCTTGAGCCAACTGGATTGCAGCTTGGTACTGCATGATCCGCTGTGCCATCGTGGCGCTGTTGGGATCTGAGACGGGGATCACCTCCACCATGTCGTAGTCTTCCTGCTTGGCGTCACTGTCGCCTTCAGCGGGGGTGTAGTCGTACACGGACGGGGTGTAGTCACGGATGATGGCTTTGAGGAGCTTGAACTCCTGCTTCATGGCGTAGTGGACACGGGCCTGCACTGCGCTCATCAGTTTGAGCTGGCGCTCCAGCAGTGCTAACGTTGTGCCTACGGGTGCTTGCGCAGACATATCCGAGACCTTCATCTCAGATATCGACCCCAACCTGCGCCCCTCTTCCGTGATCTGATTGAGCAGACCCAACAGAACCTGACTCGGCTCCTTGTACGGCAGTGGCATGATGTTGTCACGCAGTGCCCCCGAGGCCACATCTACGTCTCTGAACTCACCCGGTGCGATGGGAGTGTCGTCACCCTTGACCCGCAGACCACGAGTCTTCAGACCACCGGGCAGGTTAGACAGCGTACCAGCATCGACGAGCTGACGGATCAACGACGTACCAGCGCGAGCGTAACCACCAATGAGGTGGATCAGACCCAGACCATACGCCCCGAAGCCCGGTACATACGTATACTGAACAAAGTGGTGGCGCTTGAGCCGCTTGGGATCGTCTTGGTTCCAGTTGCGCCGCACAGCGAGGATGTTGTTTGTCCCCCTCTCAACCGTGATCACATACGGCAAGGCGATTTCTTCCTCATCTTTGAGCGGGTCTTCTTCAATGACCCAGTCGACGTGGACCTCGCAGACCTGATAGCGCTCATCGTCGGTCAGACTGTAGCCCTGTTCTTGGGCTTTTTTCTTCTCAACGTCCGTGTGTACAGCTACCGGATCCCCCAAGTCAATATCGCGGTAAAACTTTGCGACCTGCAACTTCTTGATATCGTTTTTGGTCTTGCGCATAACGTGAGTCACACGCTCTGCGTTGAGGATGCTAGAGGCTCCGTATGGAATGATCATGTCCTCTGCGGGAATGAACATCGCCACCTGCCGCCCAATACTGGGGTCGTAGTAGACCTTTTTGAACGCCGCCCCAGCTAAGCCAAGGCTATAGAGCAGCCGCTCATGCTCAGGCCGATACTCAGGCATCTTCTCGGTGAGCTGATAGTTCATATCATCGCGCACGCGCTCAGCCGCTTCTTCCTTGAGCTTGTCGATGGCACCAATAATCTCAGTCTTAACTGGCCCCGCTGCGGGGAAAGTCTCGATGATGGTGTCCGACTGGAAGCGTATCGCCGCCTCAGTCAGTATGGTGGAGTAGACACCGCACGCGCCCATCCACGGCTCAGCCCGCTCTTCATACTTCATACCAAGGACTTCCAAGCCCTTGACGAACATATCAACCCAGTCTTTGCGTGAGTTAATGTCCGCTTCGACCTCACCCATCAAATCAGAGGCTAGAGACTGCAAGGCGCTGTCGTCCATAAACTCGGCCAAGTTGGCGTCAAAGTCCTCTGCTCCTTCGCCAATATCACTGCCCGGCTCCAGATCAATCTCCACCCCACCGGCTTTTATGCTCATAGCCTCGGGGTCAAGCACTTCAATTTCGATTGCCGGTTCGTCGCTCATCTCCTCCATATCCAGAGGGGACAGCATTGAGTCAATGTTGGTAGCCATGTTGGTCCTTAATAAAAGCCACCGTTACGACGGCGGAAAAACTGTGGTTCCTCGCGCTCGTCACTGGGCAAACGGAGAAACCCGCCCTGTCTAAAGCGCATTAGGGCAAGTGTGGTGGCGTCAACCAAGTCATCGTGCTCGCCAGAGGGGAAAGCCGCAATCTCATCGACTAATTCTTCCGCCCAGCGAGTTTGTGGAACCCACACCTTCCCAGACGCGATTATGTCGCTGACTGAGTTAAGACGGGCAATTTTGTCTTGGCCTTTGGACGGGGTGTACTCCTGCACAGGTATACCCATCGCCCGCAGCTCATATATAAGTGGGGCGCCGGTAGCCTTTTTCTCAATCAGCATCCCGTCAGGCTCCCACTCCCGATACTCCTCCAACACATCGCGTTTGAGGTCTACCCACTCAACGCGCTTTTTATAGGTGTTGAGCAAAATAATATTGGGCTGGTCGTTGTCATCGGGGTTGTTGAACACACCCCATGTCGTTCCGGCGGAGTAGTCGGCCCTCTGGTGCTTTTCAAACGCCGTGTCCCAAGTCTGGAGGATGTACTCGCAGTGCGGCGGATCGTCTTTCTCCCACCATTTCCACCAGTCGCGCTTAACAATAGCGCTCTCGTTACCTACTGGGTTCTGCTGATACTGCGCCTGCCACTTGGCGTTGGGCAGCTCCTCCTTGAGTGCAGACAGCTCTTCAAGGCTCCAAAACTCCGGCCATAGCGGGTTGCCCGAGGGCATGATGGCTGGAAACTCAATGACCTCCCACTCCTCACCACCGCGCAAGGCGCTAGCTTTGATCACCTGCCCGGTCAAGTCGCGCATGGCCCAGCGAGTCATCACGATCACGATGGCCCCACCCGGTTGCAGACGCTGCCGAGGCCCGGACGTATACCACTCGTAGACCTTGTCGTAGATCTCTGGACTTGTGGCCGCTAGCGCCGCCTCCTGCTCCGAGTGCGGGTCGTCAATAATGAGCAGGTCAGCACCCTTACCCGTCACAGCACCACCCACACCAATAGCGAAATAGTCACCGCCCTTGGATGTATTCCACCGTCCCGCCGCTTTAGAGTCGGCTTGGAGGGCAAGGCCCGAAAATATGCTGTGGTAGACATCGGAGTCCACCAGATTTCGCACCTTACGGCCAAAACCAACTGCAAGTTCTGCGGTATGGCTGGTTTGAATCACCTTCTTGTGTGGATACTTACCTAGAAACCACGCAGGGAGCAGGTAGGATGCAAACTCTGACTTAGTATGCCGTGGTGGCATGTTGATGATGAGCCTTTTCAGCTCACCTCTGGCTACTCGCTCAAAGGCAGCGGCCATAATCTTGTGGTGACGCCCGGAAATGAACGTGGGCCACACCGTTTCCACAAATTTAATGAACTTTTCCTGCGAAAGTTCCTGCTTTTTGAGCTTTTCCAGCTTCAATAGCTGCGCTTCAAGCACGCGGAGGTCTGTCTCCGACAACTTGTCGAGGATTTTGGGGATGTCCTTGAGGGAAACGGAGTCAAGTGCCTCCATCTTCCCCCCTTACTTCCTCAATAACCGGCGCTTTCACCACGATTTCGTCTTCTAGCTCACTAATCAGTGGGCTTGCGTCGACCACATCTGCATTGAGCAGGCGCTTGATACGGTCTTTGATGCTCTCTTCCAAGTCGGAAGAGTTCTTGTGCGTGACTGTGATCTCGCTGCGCTCTGTAAACAGGCCAATATCACTGTGTTTGCCCAGTAGCTCCAGTGCTTTTAGCTCTAGCTTGGGGTCACCGCAGTCCGATATTTTGAGCAGCTTGTTGGTGATGTAGTTGCGAGCTTGCTGGGCATCGGCAAATGTCTGAAAGTCAAATGTCTTGACCAATACCGCAGCGGCTTTTGCCTCACTAGGCAGTGAAATGTGCCGTGGTTCGCTGGGTTTTTCGTCGCCGTTGATTAAAGCAGCAGCTTTGTGCAGGTCGACATCGCCATAGTCGATGCTACCGCCAAGTTCTTCAATCAGATTTATCGTGTTTACGGCGATGGCAACGCTGTCCTTATGAGTTTTGGGCAACTCATCGGATAGGTCAAAAGGCAGGGGGTGATCCCCAGTAGGTGTAACTTCAATCATCGGGAACGCGCACCAATGAAAAACAAAGCCGACTGTAGCAGAAAAATATGGGGGTACGCAAAAAATATATTGGGACTCCTTACCGGGGGGGTGTTTCTATATAGAGGGGGTGGGGTCTAGATAGCCAAGTAAAAATAAATGTAGTCCTACAAACCGTACCACAAAATTAAACAAAATTAAAACTGTACCACCGACTACTAAACAAAACTAAAAACAGAACCGTACCACCGACTACTAGACAAAACTAAAAACAGAACCGTACCACCGACTACTAGACAAAACTAAAAAATGGGTATCGGGTGTACGGAACACAGTAACTGCGGTGGACGGGACTCCTTCCCTGTGCCTTGGGGGGTCGGGGGCCGGTGGGGGTTTGCTTTGGGCCTTTTCCTAACAATTGTTAGGTTTGATCGCACCACTAATTAATGTTCACCTAGGATTTGCATTCGGTGGTGCATTTTGGTAATCTACAGGTATCGAAGCAAGGTGCTTCGGTCTGATCCCTAGCAGTTACTAGGTGGTTTTTTGAAAGTGTCTTATGACTATCGTTACCAGCGTTTCCCCTGTTATCTCTCTCGATGCCGCCCGTGAGGCGCTAGTTTCCGGGGTTGCCAAAACCGGCGAATTGATCGCTAACTATGCCCAAGGGTTAAACCAGCATTTCAACCTGCTGGACAATCAAGGCGTAGTCACTACGCCTTGGTGGGAGATCAAAGGCAAGTTGGCCGCGCCTATTAAGGCCGAGAGAGAAAAGTGCAAAGCGGCATTCGCTGCTAGGGGCATCGAGGCCGCGAGCTTCGATGTGTACTGGCAGCGCATCAAGGCCGCAGCCGGTCGGCCAGCTAGTCAGAACCGGGTTAGCGGGGGCAATGACCCCGAGGCGCTCAACCTCAGCGACTTGAAGACCCTCATCAACCGGATCTTCAAAATGGAAGAGGACGGCAAAGAGTCCGATTGGTCGGACGAAAAAGCGGTCTTGATGGATGTCTTTGCCCGGATGGGCGGTGACGTCGAGAAACTGGGCTAACCAGTAGACCGAGGGCAGGGGAAACCCTGCCCTTCTAATCAAACCTAACAATTGTTACTTGGAGAAATCATGAACGAAATTATCACTGTCCCCTTCGCTGTTGAAGCACTGCAAGCGCAGTGCATTCGAGGAGAAGTGAGCGCCTCAGAGGCGCGGAAATATCTGGCCGACTTTGGCGGCATCCGCCACATTTCCCGCGAGGGGGTTGAGCTATGGCTCTTCGTGGGCCAACTATGGGATGTAGAAGTCCTGACTTCAGAGAGAGACCCTGACCACTGTATCCTCTGGCGAGTGGCGGTTCCGGACTGACCCTCTCCGCTTCTACCAAGCCCCACAATTGTGGGGCTTTTTTGTTGGCTCGGCCTAACTTTTGTTAGGTCGGGCTAATCTTTTTTGGCGGCTTGGTTCCCTTGCACCAGTTCTCTGAGCGGCTTTAGCCCATGTGTGCGCGGACTAACAAAAGTTAGGTGCAGCTGCTCTAGCAACCCCACTGATCACCTGCACCAGTTCTCTGAGCGGCTTTAGCCCATGCACGCCCAAACTAACAAAAGTTAGGGACGTACCACGAAGTAATAGTGTTATACTGTTATAGGTAAAGGGTAAACCCTAATGACCACTAAAAAGTGCGTACCACGAAGTAATACTGTTACGGTGTTACGGGTAAAGGGTAAACCCTAACGACTGTTACGTGTTATCCGGGGTTGTTACGAGCATAACACTCGTAAGTCCTTGATTTTAAAGGAGATTTTCCTTCTGTTACGATGTTACGCTGTTTTTGAAGTCAATATCAACCTCCCCTTGACAATGAGCTCCTAGGCAAGTGCAAACCCCCCTCCACCATTGTCAAGCCCTCTACGAGGACTCTCTCTTAAAACTGAATAACTTAATAACATAATACCCCACCCCCTTTTTCCTCAACAAAATCAACGACTTACGAGCCCCCCTTCTGTTATCCCCCTTGACAATGACTTGTAACGTATAACTTTGCCTCCCTCCCCTCTCTTCCTCCCTGCCGCAGCAGCCCCGCCCACCTTTGCCCCCACTCTTCAGCCCACTTTCAACCCCACTCTTCACCTCCCTGCTCACCTACACACTCAGCTAAAAACTTGACAATGGGGCTTTTATGTGGTATAATAAAAGAAAACTGAAAATTTTGACCGCGACCCGTTTTCGTCAACCATGCCTAACTTTTGTTAGGTCAACCAAGAAGGAGCTAACCATGTGGAAAGAGTGTGAGTGCTGCGGCGATGACGTAGCCTGTGACCGATGGGCTTTGGGCTACCGAGTCTGTCTTGCCTGCGGTGAGATGCAGGCACGCGAAGCCCGAGGCTCATGGACTGTGATCCAAGAGTACGGCAAGGGAGGGTATATGTTCGTAACCGCAGCCGCTGCACCCCTGACCCTGCTGCAAACCA